CGTAATGCAAATAGGAAAATATCACAACTAAATAATGACCTATACCATCAAAAAAAGAAAAATGAGGAGCTTTCAGACTCACAAAGCAAAAACCAAGAGGCTCCCCAATTTTCCGATGAAGATGCATTATTAGCGAATTATGAAGAAGATGATATTAAGGCCATCAATGAGTTAGTAGATAGAGCAATTCTTAAGAAGGAAACCGCTAAACTGGAAACGGTCAAAGCTGAAAAAGAAAAAGCAATGACTGAACATGAGGAGATGTGGGAAAACTTAAAAATTTTCAATCCTTTATTGTTTTCGCAGATAGAGCAAGACGCTTTATCTGAAATGAAAAACGATAGAGAAGGCACATTTCAAAAAAAAGGTTGGATGAAAAAGTTCATTGTAGAACGAGCATCAAAAGGAACCGGCCAGGCTAAACCTAAAGCAAATTCAGATATGAAAAAAAGAGCGACCACTATTATAGGTGGTGTTCAAAAATCCAGCCAAGGAATCAACAAATCAGTTGAAGACATGACGGCGGATGAATACGAAAAGCATATGAATGCAAAAGGGTATAAATTCTAAGCATAAAGTCATAAATACAAACTTCAACTGAAAACTTGGAGTTAAAAATGACAGATCAACAATCAAGTCATGCCGCAACGACGAACGTTGTGGGCACTTGGTATTCAAAAAAAATATTAAAAGATTTTGAACCGATGACAGTTTTTTATAGTGCAGCACCAGTTAAAGAACCGATTCCGGTCGCTAGTGGTAAAACTATAAACTTTGATAGATACAAAAAGATAGCCGCTTTATATAAAGATGACACCGACGAGTTCACAGCTCAACAAATGTATCTATCCGCTGAAGTCGTAACAGCGACACTACATGAGAGAGATGGATACATACAGCTTTCTCGCTATACGGTCCTTACGGCTAGAGGCAGAGCATTAGACCGAGCATCCGAAAAGATTCAGTCAGCGGCGGCCAAAACGCTTGATAAGCTAGTCCGCAATGACATTGGTATGTGCGTAGCTGAAAAGCAAGTTTATTCAGCTGGCATGTTTGACAACATGAACATTGATGGAGGCACATTACAACATTCTGGTATTTTGGTTAGGCTATGGACACGGAGAGCAGACGGCTTTGGCTTTTATCATAATAAGACTAGGGTTGGTCAATCGGCGTTAGTTTCTAGCGTTGCCGCTTCGGGTATGACTGTTAAGACCCTTCAACATGGCGTTAGAGTTCTTGAAGGCAAGGACGTACCGACATTGAGTGATGGTAACTACCGATTTATTTGCCATCCAGATGTATCTTATCAGCTAACGACAAACGCAGGGTTTAAGGGATGGGTTTCGCCCACTTCTAGTGATGCAATGAAAAAATCACCTATTAGACGTGATATCGTTGCAGGCGCATCAATCCAAAACTCAACCTTAGCGCTAAAATTCCCTCTAACAGGTGATACTTTGTCTACAGCTTCAGGGAATGTTTATTTATCATTACTGTTTGGTGATGAAGCGTTTGGTGTTTCTGATGTTGCGGGAAACAATGGCGGATTAAAAGGATTCCAGTTCTTCTTGAAGCAATCTGGACCTACAACCGTTAGTGACCCTACTAACAAGAAGAAGCAAGCTGCTTTCAGCATTACTGCAGTTGCTCGGGTTCTTAATAAATCAGCAGGTCTATGGATTATGACTACAGGAACCTAATCGAGACTTAATCGTTTATTGAAAATAATCAATAAACAATGTATCATTGAGGCGTTCGCTCACTTTAGGGGCGCCTCTCTAATATATTAATAAGCAAAAAGATAAAGATATAAATAAAATGTATAAAACTCATGATTTAAATAAAGCTGCTTACTTACTAGCCAAAAACAACTCATTCACACATGAAAAAGATGGTACTAAACTAACCTTCTGTTTTTCTAATGATGCAAAATTAACGGATGATATTAGCGAATTCCTAACGAATGGTAATGTTCAGGTGCATGACTTTGTTAATGCACTAAAAAGATTAAAAAGCCTTATTTACGATGAGAGAGGATGAAATATGAAAGAAATTAAAATAATTCATGAAAAAGATAAAGACAATAAAGGAATCAATATAACGCTATCAATACTCAACCAATTAAAAGCAATTTCCAAATGGACAGATATAGAAAAAATGGTTTATTACGTCGATGTAATGAAAAAGTTAAGGGTTAATGAAAGTGCTGAGTCTTTAGAACTAGATAAAGACGAGCTTAGTATTATTATAGATTGTTTTGAAAAAGCGGCTAAATCAGGTGATGTTTTAGGTCAGGGCATAGATGCTTTTGTGGCTGTATATCAATCATTTAAGGATGCTAAATAATGAATGAAAATACACTAGTAATTATTAAAGAGGCCGTATCGGTTTTAAATGAATCAATCCCTGGACTGGTTAATGGCATTGTAAGGTATGGAATTATTTCTAATTTATTTAGTGTTTTAGTGGGCTTAATATTTGTTTTCTTGCTTTTCAAATTATTTAATAAAATAAAAAAATATAAGGAAGAAGAAGAATATGTTTTATTTGTCACTGTGCATTTTATATTGTCTTTTTTTGCAGGATTCTGGCTTATTTTAAATGTGGATTATTTAATAAAAGTAATATTCTCTCCTGAGTTCTTTGTAATTCAAACATTGATTGAAGGTTTAATTTAATTTAATGTTATTCAATATAATCATCCCATTTTATAAGAATTATGACACGATTGAAGGTTTACTGGATTCTATTGCAGATCAAGATTATAAGGATGTAGGCGTGACGATTGTTGTTGATGGGGAAGACGAAAAAGCAGGAAAGCTGTTAAGTGGTTATCTAGAAGACAAAAAATATAATTTTTGTTTAGAGATGTTAAAAGAGAATAAGGGAGCTTCTTACGCTAGGAATTTTGGGGCACACATGGCACTTGATGCTTTACCCCCTATTGTTTTAGACAGAGACTTAACAGAAAAAGAGCTGGCTGTTCTTAAGAAACAAAAAGAAGAGTCCATTATGTTATTTGTCGATGCTGATTGCAAGTTAATGCCTGGCGTATTAATGGATTTTGATTTTAACTTTGATTTATTACCTGAAATAGACTTTTTATATGGTAATTATAGAAACGAGTTAGATAAACCACCCTTCATATCACAAGATTATGATCCTTACCTATTAGAGACTATGAACTATATACCAACGATGAGCCCTATTAGGAGTAAAGCCTTCATAAAAGTTGGTGGATTTGATAATAGGCCCTATTTTCAAGATTGGGGTTTATTCTACAAATTAGCTAAGGCCGGTAAAAAAGGTAAATATTTAGGCAAAAACTTTTTCGTGTTTTCGACAAAATCACCTACAAAAGATAGTATTTCAGGAAATATAAAACTAACATTAAATGAAAAATGTGCGGAGTTTAGAAAATATTATGGTATTAAAGATAAGGAAATGGTTGTTTCAACATGGGGAGCCCCTTTACAAGCGATACAGAGAGCTAAAATGCTGGGCGCTGATTACGTGGGGGCTGCAAAAGGATCAGATAGAATGGTCTTTCCATCGAATTACAAATTCTCTAGCTGGAAATATACGTATATGGTGGGGTGTTATAACCAAACTATTCAAGCACTTGAAAATCATCTTGTTTCGATAGTGGGCCGACCGATATACCATTTTATTGGTACTGATGTGTTTACGATGTTTAACATCCATTCTATGGCTGCTCTAATAGACATTAAAAAAATGTTTAAAAGGCAAAAAGCAATTCTCTTGTCTAATTCATCAAGATGCCAAAAAGAATTAAAAAAGTGTGGGCTTGATACTGAATTAGTTTTTACACCTATTTACGATATAGATAAATATAAAAGCATTGCGCCATTACCAAAAAAATTTACAATAGCGGTTTTTGTGAGTGATACGAATAGATCTCACATGATAAACGGTGCGAATGGCCATTCAAATATACCTTTAATTATGGATGTTGCAAAAGCAACACCGGACATTGAATACAAGTTTTTTGGCATAGAGAATATGCATGAGAAAATAGAAAATATAGAGTATTGCGGGCTTATCCCTGAAAGCCATATGGTAAGTTTTATAAATGAATGTTCGATGATTTTAAGGTCAACTATTCATGATGGTTTCCCTCAGCTACCTATACAGTTTATGTTATGTGGTCGGCAAGCGTTGGCTTCTGCGCCAGACAAAGAACTTAAATTTGTTAGAGGGTTAAGTTTTGAAGACAACTTAGATTGGGAAACAAATAAAAACGAGATGATAACTAAAATTTATAAGATGTCTAATTTAAGGATTGAGACTAATTCTGGATTAAAAGCTATTCAAGATTACTACAAAGACCTAATGAGCGTAGAAACTTTTAGGGAAAAGATAGAGCGTTTAATAGCGCCAGACATTAAGAAAGACGAATGAAAATCCTAAAGCTTCAAACGTTGGACCTCATGACACAGAAAAAGTTTTTATTACAAGTTATTTTTATGAGGATAAAAAATAAAACGGCATGAAAATTAGCTACGTACTACCTGTTTATAATGCACAAAACACAATAGTACAGTGTTTAAAGAGCTTATTTAATCAGAATATTAAGCCTCATGAGATTATCGTTATTAACGATGGCAGTAATGATAATACAGATAATATTATAAAAAAAGGATATCTTGACTATATCTTTTATTATGATCCTCTTAGTCAAAGAAGAGGTGGTGCTTATTGTCGAAATAAAGGAAACTCGATTGCGACAGGAGACATCATAGCGGTCTGTGATGCTGATTGGTATTACCCTAATAGATCAAACGCAATAGTAGAGTTTTTCAAAAACAACAAAGATAAATCGGTTTTTTATTCGGGGTTAGAGTTAAGAGACTCGAAATTTCCCCAAGATGTTGGTTATATGAATGCATTTGAATGGGATTTCAATAGCAAATGCCCGATATCTCATCCAACGGTCGCATACAGGAAAAAGGTTTCTAGTGAGATTAAGTATCACGAAGAGTCTAAGGACACCGATTTATACGAGTTTTTCTTATTAGATGCACATAGAAAAGGTTATTTGTTTGGTGGGTGTCAAGATCCTTTAATGATGAAAATAGAGGGTAATACCCAAAGAGATAGAACCAAAGCCTGGGAATTGAAAGAAAAAAAATATAAAAAATATGGTATTAAAACATGAAGAGTCAAAAAGAACATTATGGGTTTTTTATCAATAGTTACATGCCAACAGAATCGGGCTATGTTGGTTGGTCAGATGAAAAGGCACAAGTAAAAAACTTTAATATGATTGAAAAAGAAGTGTCCGGTGGGTCTGTTTTAGATGTGGGTTGTGGCATTGGTGATTTTAGAAACTATGTACCTAATGACTATACAGGCATAGATATAATCCCAAAATATATTGAACAAGCTAAAATAAAGCATCAAAATAGTTCAACTCAGTTTAGTTGTTGTGATTTATTTGATTATAATAAAATACACGACTTTGTAGTTGCTAATGGTCCTTTTAATTTAAAGGTGATTAATCAAAAACAATATATAGAAAAAGCTATTGATAAAATGTATTTGTTATCTAAAATAAAAGTTGTGTTTAGTTTATTAAGCATTTATCACCTAAACAAATGCGCAAAAGATATTTATTATTTTAATCCACATAAAATATTAGATTATTGTTTGAGAAATGGGTATAAAACAAAAATAGCACATGATTACATACCGGGTCATTTTATAGTAAGTATTTCTAAATAAAACATAAGGAGAAAGAAAATGATTAAATTGTTAAACGAGCTTAGAAAATTAAATCTTAGGGATAAGGCTGGTAATAATACAAATGCAGGCCAAAACATAAAGTTGCTTAAAAAAATAATAAATAATAAAGAAAAAGATTTTAATATAAACATAGGTGATGTTATTAAAAGATCAGAAAAGAAATCTTTTATGTTATTAAGCTATTTATCTTGGCATTTTTATTCTAAATATATGGAAGAAATAACCAACGCGAAAACAAAAAATAGAAAATTGTTATGTGCTTTATGGCTAAATAATGCACCGGAAAAATATAATAATGACATGGCTTGTGCTTTGAGTTTTTCTAAAAGCATGACCATGTGTGGGTTGTTTCCTCAAGTTAATTATTATTATAAGAACATTATAGAAAGTATGGCTCTTTTTATAGATAACCCAAGAAAAGAAGAAAAATACAGTACTATAGCTAATTATGATGTGTTTTTTGGAAAAAATGTGTATCGAAATGAAAAAAGAGAAATTAATTTAACGGAAGCCAAAATTATAGATTTTAAATTTAAAAAATATAAATTATATAAAAATGAAATAGAAAAAGATGAGTACAATTTAAATATATTAAAACAAGATATAAATAATTTAGATGATGATAGTTACAGGTATAAAGTAAAATGAATGATAAAGGAAGACGCGAAAAATGTATAAGTTTAAGCTCTGATTATACGATGACTCAGCCGCCTAGACTCGAATTTCTTTGGAATATTATAAATAAAGTAAAAGAAAATAATACGAATGGTTGTTTAATAGAATGTGGAGTATATAAGGGTGGATCGTCAATGTTAATGGCCTATGCTTTAGATTGTTTTGGATTAGATAGAGAATTATTTTTATTTGATACTTTTACAGGTATGACCAAACCAACCGATAAAGATGTGAAGATATCAAATGGGAATACTTATCTTGATAAGTGGAATACTTATTTTGATAAGTGGAAAGAAAAAACAAAGAACGGAATAACTGATTGGTGTTACTGTTCCCTTGAAGACGTTAAAAAAAACATGAAAAAGACAAAGTATGAAAAAGTTAATTATATAAAAGGTAAAGTAGAAGACACGATTAACGAAAAACTGTTTTTAGATAAAAAAAGTCTATCCGAAATAGCTGTATTGAGAATAGATACAGACTTTTACCATTCAATAAAGCATATTATGAACACACTTTTCGAGAAAGTTATTAATAACGGATTTGTTATTTTTGATGATTATTATTGCTGGAAGGGAGCAAAGGACGCAGTGGACGAATATTTCAAAGATAAAAAACTAAACATAAAGCATATAGAGGGTGTAGATCATTCCTGTGCAGCTTATCAGGTAAAGCTATGAAAATACTTGAAGCTATACAAGCGATTTTAAAAGATAAAGGGAAAGCTATGTTTAATTATAAGTTAGCAAGAATGCCAATCTTTTATGATAGACATTCTCTTTATTTTTGGGATAAGAGCAAAGATTGGGAAAGACAAAGAAACAAGGAAATGTTTTTCAATTTAGAAATGCTACGATCTAATGAATGGGAAATTAAAAAAAATAATCATATACGAGGCGATGTTATGTTAGTTATAGATAGGTCGCGATCTACTAAAACAGAATTAAAATTAGTTTTTGTAAAAAGGGAAAATAACTGTACTTCTGTTTTTGTGCCAGAGCTTAATAATAAAAAATATATAATAAGGGATGCCTTAAACGATGAAATATAATAATAAAAAAGAAGCTCAAGACGATCATATTAAAAACTATAAGTCAGACGGCATTTCAAAGCAGTTCGGGAATCCTTACCAATCTCATTTTTATCGAATAAGTTATTTTTTAGAACAAATAAAACCTAATTCAAAAATTTTAGATGTTGGCTGTAATGGCGGTACTTTAGGGGTGCATTTAATAAATAAGGGCTGCCATGTGAATGGTATTGATATAGTTACTAGTCTAGTTGAAAAAGCTAAGCGAAGAGGGATTTACGCAGTGGTTGGCGAAGCTGAGAATCTTTCACGATACAAGAACAACACTTTTGATTATGTTTTGTGTGGTGAGGTGTTAGAACACTTATATGATCCTTTTCCAGCGGTAACAGAAGCATATAGGGTATTAAAACCAGAGGGTAAGTATATTATAACAGTTCCGCATCCTAACGGTTTTATGTCAGGTGAAAAACTAGGTGATTACCATCAACAAAATTTTTCCATAGAAGTGTTAAATACTCTTATTTATAGCTGCTTTGAAAAAGGAAGTGCCAGCATGATAGAGATCCCATATTTAGAGCAATATAATTTATCTAATGGTATAAAACCAATTGGAAAAAACCCGGATGGCAGTTTAGCCTTTCCGCCGCAATGGATTGGTATTAGTGCAACTAAAACTTTAAATATAGAGGCCA